TGACCGGCACCGATGTGACGGTGAAGATCCAGGACTCGGCGGACAATTCGAACTGGCTGGACGTGGCGTCGTTCGCGTTCACGCAGGTCACTTCGGCGCCGACGTCGCAGCGGATCGCGCTCGCGAATACCGCCACGGTCCGCCGCTACCTGCGGGCCATCACCACCACCGCCACATCGTTCTCATCGTTCACGTTCTCGGTGATGGTCGTGAAAAATAAACTCGCCGGCCAGGTGTTTTAGATGTTCGGGGCGGAGCCGTTCCGGCTGGAACCGGCGATGCCGGTCCAGGACTACAAGACGTACCAGATCCTGTCGCCGCTCAGCACCCACTGGCGGCTCGCGAGCTGCGAAGAGGTCGACTGCGAGCACTACCGCAGCGGGTGGCGGGTCCGCGTCGAAGGGCTCCCGCCGGAGATGGTCCACACCGCGAAGAGCAGCGGCCGCAAATACGTCGAGCAGCACGTCGCCGACGGGGAGACGTGGCTGGTGTTCGAGGCCGGTCAGCCGTGTTTCAAAGCGTCCCAGCACCGGGTGCCGGTCGGCCGGCCGTCGCTGTTCTTGACCCGGCCCGGGGATTGGCGAGGCAACCCCGAAGGGCGCGGCGCGGTGTACCGGCACACCCGCCCGGAGTTCTGGTTCGAGGACTTCGCCGGCCACCAGGACCGGATCGCCACACAGATCGAGAAGGGATAGCTCATGGCTGGGAAACTTTCGGGGCTCGGCGCGACCATCACGGTCGACGACGCGTCCGCCGCCGCCAACGACATCTCCAACGACGTCACCAACTACGAGTTCGCGACCCCCCGCGGGGTGCAGGACACCACCGGGGTGAACAAGTCGGCGATGGAGCGGCTGCTGCTGCTGGCCGACTTCTCCGTCACGTTGAACGGGGTGTACAACATCGACTCGGCGAAGTCGCATCTGACGTTGTCGTCGGTGTCGTCGACGTCGGTGGCGCGGACGGTGAAGCTCCAGCCGATCAACGCCGCCACCCCGTACCTGTCGTGCGAAACGCTGTTCACCGACTACCAGGTGTCCCGCGCCGACTCGGGGGCGCTGACCTGGCAGGCGCCCGGTGTCTTGCAGGACGGCACAACTCCTACGTGGACGAACTCCTGATGTCCGGGTACAAGCGGCCGAAGAAGATCTACCGGCTGGTGTTCGCCGACCCCGAAATGGAAGGCCTCGAGGTCCGGGCGAGGTCCACGTCGATGGGCGACTACCAGCTGATCATGCGGCTGATGATGAAGCTGCGACAAAACCCGGAGGTCGTCGAGGAGGACTTGGACACCATCGACGACATGCTGGGGCAGTTCGCGAAGGTGCTCGTGTCCTGGAACCTCGAGGTCGACACCGAGGTGAACGGTAGGACCGTCACCCAGCCGGTCCCGGCCACCAAGGACGGCCTGCTGGACCAGGACATCGACTTCGTGATGGCGATCATCGACGCGTGGACCGACGCGGTCGGCGGGGTGGACCCCGAACTGGGAAAAGACTCGACCTCTGGCGGCAGCTTCCCGGAGGTCACCATTCCCATGGAACTCCTGTCGACAAGCCCTGGGAACTAGCGGACGCCGAAATGGTCATCACCTTGTGCCGCACCTTCGGATGCACACCGAGCCAGCTCGAGCGTGAGGACGCCTCGATCCTGCGCTACGTGAACATCGCGCGGTTGGGGATGCCGCAGCCTGCGGAGATGGAGCCGGGCTATGGGGAATGAGGTGACGATCGTCGTCAAGTCCCGCGACGAGTCCGGTCGCGGGTTCGACTCCTCCACCAAGAAGGCGAAGGGCCTGAAGGGGCATATCTCCGCGCTGGGCGGGTCGTTCAAGGGGCTGGCGGCCGGGGCTCTGGCGTTCGGCGCGATCGACATGTTCAAGGGCATGATCAGCGAGGCCCGCGAATCCGAGCAGGTCACAAAACGGACCAACCAGGTCATCGAGTCCACTGGCGGCGTCGCGAAAGTGACGGCCGCGCAGGTCGGGAAGCTCGCGACGGCGCTGTCCAATAAGACAGGCGTCGATGATGAGGTGATCCAGTCCGGCGAGAACATGTTGCTGACCTTCAAGAACATCCGCAATGAGGCGGGGAAGGGCAACGACATATTCAACCGTGCTACCAGGGCGACCGCCGACCTGGCGGCCGGTATGCATAACGGGGAGGTCACTGCAGAGGGGATGCAGAAGGCTTCCATTCAGCTTGGTAAGGCGCTGAACGACCCGATTAAGGGCATCACCGCACTGTCGCGAGTGGGGGTGACGTTCAGCAAGAAGCAGAAGGACATGATCAAGCACTTTGTTGAGACCGGGCAAGTCGCAAAGGCGCAGAAGATCATCCTGAAGGAGCTGGAGTCGGAGTTCGGCGGCGCAGCGGAGTCCGGGACAACCGCGGCGCAGAAGCTGTCGACGCATTGGAAGAACCTTCAGGAGGCGATGGGCACCAAGCTCCTGCCTGTGATCGACAAGATCGCCACTAAGCTGATCAAGCTAGTGGACTTTGTGTCAGCGCACGGGAACTGGGTCGGGCCGATGACCGCCGGGCTCGTCGGCCTCGCCCTCGCGTTGAAGGGTGTCGCCGTTGCGCAGGGGCTCGCTAACTCGGCAGCTTTGAAGAACCCCTACATAGCCGCCGCTGTTGCGATCATTGCGCTCGGTGCTGCGGCGGTAGTTGCATTCAGGAAGTTCCAATCGTTCCGGAACATTATGACCGACGTCGCGGTGACCACAGCGCAGGTGTTCATCCGCGTCGGTGAGGTCATCACCAACGTGCTGCTGTCGGCGTTCAACGCGGTGGTGCAGGGCGCGGCGAAGGCGTTCGGGTGGATCCCCGGCATCGGCCCCCGGATCAAGGCGGCGGCGAAGGCCATCCAGGACTGGAAAGACGCCGTCGTCGGGTCTTTTGACCACGCCTCGGACTCAGTGGAGAACTGGGGCAACAAGGTCAAGAACGCGCCGAAGGTCGCCAAGGTCAAGGGCGACATCAAGGACCTGACGGCCAAGCTTGCCAGAGCCAGGGCGGATCTGAAGAAGACCAGTAACACCAAGGCTCGTGCCAAGGCCACAGTCAATATCAACTCACTGCTGAGTAGCTTGGACCGTGCACGGGCGGCGCTGAACCGGCTGAACGGGTTCACCGCTGACACCTACATCCGGGTGCACCAGGCGATGATCCCGACCGCTGGCGGGCTTGTCCGGCGGGCTTCCGGACGGTACGCGCACGGCGGGATCGTCGGCGCGGCGGGCGGCGGGCCCCGTTCCCGGCGGGTTGAGGTCGGTGAGCAGGGTCCGGAAATCGTGGACCTGGCGCCGGGGTCGACGGTGCACTCCAACGCCGACAGCCGCCGCATGATGAGCCACGACGGCGGCGGGACGCAGCACCTCGTGCTGGAGTTCGCCGGCGGATCCGGCAGCGGCCTCGAGCGGGTCCTGTGGGAGTTCATCAAAAGCAACGTGCGGATCCGCGGCGGCAAGGGACCGACCTCGGTTCAGAAGGCACTAGGGAGCTGACGTGCACAAATACCGCTGTTACAACGGCGCCATGGCGACTACCGCGGCGCAGGCCAAGGTCACCACCGGCACCGCCATCAAAACCATGTTGCAGGTCGCGACCCCGGCGACCCGGCAAATCCAGATCTTGGAGTGGGGCTACTCCCTGGACGTGTTCTCGACCGCGACCGGGCAGGTGGAGCTGCTGGAAACCGATGTGGCCGCCACCGTCACCGCGCACGTCGCCGCCGGGGTGCAGCCGCTCACACCCGGGCAGCCTGCGTCGCTGGTGACGCTGTCCACCACCGCCACCGGGTACACCAGCTCATCGGAGAACACCGTCACAGCGTCCCGGACGTTCGACGCGCAGCAGGTCCTCGAGGACGCCCCGGCCGCCAACAACTCCTACACCCGGTCGTTCATCCCCGGCTTGGACGCCCCGATCGTCGCCGTGTCGAAGTTCCTGCGGATCCGGTGCACGTTCACCGTCGCCGCAAGCATGACCTGCTGGATCATGTGGGATGAGTAGTCACCTCACATGACGCAGCGGAGCCGGTCGGCGCGTTGGGAGGCCTGGCGCAGGTTCGCCGGCGGCTTCCGCGCGCCCGCGTCCGGCAGCCCGCCCGCCACCCAGCCGGCGACCCCCGCGACGCTGGCGCCGAAGGTGTGGCTGTTCATCGACGGCGCGTGGACCGACGTGTCCACCTACGTGCTGTACGAGGAAGCGATCTCGATTGAACGCGGCCGCCAATCCGAGTCCGATTCGATCGACTACTCCAAGTGCCAGTTGACGTTCAAGAACTTCGACGGCCGGTTCACCCCCCGGCTGCCCACGTCGCCGTACTTCGGGTTGCTCGGCCGCAACACCCCGATGAGGGTGTCGCGCGGGCAGATCGACGACACCACCGACTCCTATCTGTATCTGCCGGGTACGACCGGGTCGCAGGTCACGTGCGCCGACTCGGCCGGCCTGTCCGTGACCGGCGACATCGAGGTCATCATCGACGTGGCGCTGGACTCGTGGCGGGAAGCGCAGGATCTGGCCAGCAAGTACCGGGTGGATGGTGACGACCGGTCGTGGGCGTTGAACATGGCCTCGACCGGGATCCTGCAGTGGGTGTGGTCCCCGGACGGCGCCGCGACCTCGAACGCGTTCTCCACGATCCCGGTACCGAACCCGGGGGACGGTGAGCGGCTCGCCATCAAGGTCACCTTCGACGTCAACAACGGTGCCGCCGGGAACGACGTCCGGTTCTACATTTGCGCGGACAGCGACCAGCTGAGCGACGGCCCTTGGCAGCAGCTGGGCGCGACGGTCACCGGGGGTGGGGTGGCGTCCATCTTCGACTCCGACGCCAAGGTCGTCGTCGGGGACATTCCCACGTCCGGGAACGTCCCGATGGCCGGCCGGGTGTACAGGTTCGTGGTGCGGCAGGGTATCGGCGGCACCATCCGGGCCAGGGCCGAGTTCGGCCGGCAGGACGAGGAGACCGACTCTTTCACCGACGCGGCCGGGAACATCTGGCAGCTGGCCGGGGCGGCGCAGTTCGTCGAGCAGGTCGCCGGGCCGTTCCGGTTCCACG